GAGAACTATCTTTTTTTTTTAATTCGAATATAGGTTCTTGGTCTATTTTTTCCCATGGTCCATCTTCTTCTAGAGAATATAGTTCTATTTTTCCGCGTTTGTCTTTGTCATTGGTCATGGTGTTATTTAATATAATTGTATTGTTTTGAACATATTTACGATAAAGTATATCTTTTATAGGTTGTTTGTTTTGGGTATGAATATAATTCAATAAATAAATCTGGTCTTTTATGTTCAAATAGTCAAAGTTTCTCTCGATCACCAGTGATTCCAATAAAGAGTCGTCTTTCATTATATCTGTAAATGAATTGGTTATATAACTAAAATCTTTATATAGAATTGTATTTTTTATTTGGTCGATTGTATCATGTATGTTTTGCTGAAAAGATAAATAAGTTTCATTGTCTTCTTTTTTGATATAAATGGGATTCATTTCAAGTGAATCTTCTTGTATAGTTGGCATCATTCTTTCATATGCACTTAAATACTCATATTCATCTATATCAGGTTGAAACAATAATAAATGGTGTATTTTTATAATTTTTCCTTTTTCATCGTATTTATCATATATATCTTCATTCATTAATTTATCTAAGGCGTATGTATATTCTTCTTCTTTCATAAAAGGATACAATTTATACATATGGTCTTTTAATTCATCGTCTTGATATATATGCTTTTCTTTAAATTTTGATTTCAAACTATATATAATTTGATGATTGCTAAGATGTTTGTAATTGTAGGTCGAGTTGTCGACATTTGTTTTGGGTACATCCTTGTTGAGACAAGTATATTCACAAGTTTCTTGATAGTCACAAATATTAGTATATGGGTTGTCTTTTATAGGGAAATCGCGAATTACTTTACCATTGCTTAAAGACAACATAACCTCTTTTTTTATTCTGGCAAAATCTTTTTGTGATTCATTCAATAAACAATCTACCGAAACTTGTTTCAATACCTTGGATACATTGCCAATGATTTTATTTTTTTTTTCATTTAATCTATACATATACATATCTACCGGCTCCATAGAGCCGTTACTTGTTGATATAGGTTCAACGCTATGTAAAAAGATTTGGACGTTTCTTTTTTCATTTGGTAATTCTTTATGACTACAATTTCTACGTGCACGACCAATGACTTGTTCAATACGATTCATATTGTACCACGGCTCTAAGATATGAACTTGTCTTATGTTTTTTAAATCGATGCCTTCTGTTCCAGTTTGAGATATGATCACCACCTTGATTCGTTCACCATTGGTATTATCATTGGTCAACGCACTAATGTCTCCATTTATGTTTGGAGATAACTCTTTATTACCGCATATAATAGAATATTTGAACTTATGTTTACGATTTTGTATCAAGTTTTCTGACCCAAATCTACCATATCCCATTTCTTCTAATGCTAGGGCCATAGGCAACACTCCGTAATATATCCATTGAGAATATATTAATATAATACCGTCTGATTCTCTTATGTTGTCCAATATGGTTTTTATTTTTGTACTATATTCACCGATTTTTTCGTATTGAAATATAGGTTCTTTTTTGTAAGTAAACGAATGCATTACTTTTGGTTTTCCACTTAATTCCCAGTCCATAATGTCTCTTATACCTTGTTCGTTGTCTTCTTCATCTTCTAAATCAGCTGGATATGATATATTCAAACATTGTAAAGGTTTTAAAAGTTCGGTATAGCTAAGACCTTCGCCCTTTTTTTTCTTATATTTTTCTATAGAGTGCATATAGACATCTTGTTGTGTTTGTTCTAAGGGAGACAAATATAAATCCAAGTGGTTAATATGTTGTTCAAGTGGTTTATAGTTGAATAAAAGTCTAGGATAATTTTGTTGAGTAACAAAAGAATGAGACGTATCAAACAATTTGGGTGAAATAAGGTGAGGAAATGTATAAGGATTTTCGCCTCTAACATAAGATATATATCCATTGGCCATATGAATTAATTTCTCTTCACCACCTTCTTTGAAAGATCCGTTATTATGAAATATCTTGGTCTTATGAATAGGTTTTTGCTTATCATTCTTATTCAATATATTCAACATATATACAATTTCCTCAGCACCATTAAACATAGGAGTTCCTGTTAAAAAAATAAGTTTCATATAATTTACTTTATCCACTAAAAACTCCAAATATTTAGCTACTTTTTGCATTTTATTATTTTCTTCTACTGTTTTTATATTATGTATTTCATCGATTACTATCATTCGATCTTCGAAGTCTTTTTTTAATACATCTATTTTTTTTTCACGTTCTTCAATCATATTTGCAAACTCGATGTAACCTTTGAACTCATAATATTTCTTAATAAGTTTTCTAATTTTTCGAATGATTGTTATTTTATCCAAATCGTTCACGTTTGAAAGTCCTACTTCATCTAGTAACGATGACCCTAAACAACCATAAATCACCCATTGTCCGTTTATTTTTTTTAGTTTATTTTCATCAAACAATTGTAATTTGAAATTCTCTTGAACATTTTCAGAGGCTACAATTAAAATAGGTTTGAAGTTGGGATGATATTTTATATATTTACGCGTTTCTTCGGTAATTCCAATGGCTGAACACGTTTTACCACTACCTAATCCGTGGTATAACAACAACCCATTGTAATAACTATTATAAGAAATAAATCGTTTTACAAATTCTTGATGTGGTGCCAACGTAAAAAAGGTATCTTCGCAAGATTTTTCACTTGAATCGTATTTGTAAGCAAACTCTTTTTTATTACTTATTTTGAATTGAAACTTTTTGTCTTTTATCAAAGGATACATAAAATCCCTATTGCGTGGATTTGATACTTTTACTTTAATCATTACAATACAATAAGAAAATACTTTAGGTATATTTTTCTATTTTTTTCAAAGCATCAAGACACGCCAATTGTTCAGCCTTCTTCTTGATTTTATGAACACCTGTACCAAAATGGATATTGTTACTTGATTTAATATTATCTAGCGACTTTAACAAATCAAAACTAACACAATTATCATTTCCGAGACATAAATATACACCCATAGTATATCGTAATTCTTCGTCTTGGTGAATAATTTTATATTCAGGTGTACATTTGAATTCTTTTTGAATTTTAACTTGAAAAATGTTTTTGTAGTTGTCATCGTTTTCTAAAATTTCATTCCAATCGACTAATGCGTTGTATACATTTTCAATGAATAACTGACAATAATGAGTACCATTTCCCATTAAAAATGTTTCATCTTTTGTTTCATTCGTATCTAAAAATAATGCTCCTAGAAATGATTCAAATAAACATCCTAGTTTTTTGTAATTACATCTATTTTTTTTTTCTTCGCTTTGTTTTGATAATAATAACCATTTATGTAATCCCAATTTATAGGCTAATTTACCAATATGGTCATTTTTTACCAAATTAATTTTTTTTTCGGTCATAAATCCTTCGTCAGCATCTGGAAACCTCTTATATAAATAATATTTAGTAATCATTTCTAATATACCATCTCCAATGAATTCAAGTCGTTCGTTTGAACTTTGCTTCAGTTCAATACAATTATATGGACATGATACATAATTCATATTGGGTTGTTTTATATAAGAACTATTCACAAAAGCTCTGTTCCATAGATTCATATCTACGACTTTATGATAAATATCAAACGTTCGTAAAATGGACTCAATGTCTTCTTCTTTGATCAAGACGTTTTTTTCATTATAAGGATTTAATATATCGTCCATTGATAAATAATAGAAATAATATTTATATCATAAAATAAAATATTATAGATATATATATGCCTTATATTGCCAAGATACAGTCTAGGGTAAACCACACAGATGCTTGTTCTACCGGAAACAAAGAAGCTGGATTAGTAAATGGTTGGGAATTTGCTAGTATCCCGCACAATATTTTAAAAAGTAAAACACCTACTGGATTAGAGTTTTCATTGACAGGTAGAGCGAACTTGCAATGTTGCTCAGCAAATCAAGCCGGAGGATGCCGTCCTTATGTAAACCCAAGAGGACGAAATAATACCGCAGTATAATTTAAAGATATAATGATATATGATTATATGATTATATTAGATTGTCGCGAAAAAGAAATGATTCGATTTATAAATGAAACAATGGAACCGGATTCGTTCAAAATAGAGCCCCTACATTTAGGGGACGTTCTTATTTCGGACAAAATTATTATTGAACGTAAACAATGGAACGACTTAGCCTCTAGCATTATAGACGGTAGATATAGCGAACAAAGTGCTCGTTTATTACAAGCCAAAGAAGAAGGCTATGTCGTTTATTATTTTTTAGAAGGAAATTTAGAATTATATAAACCTAGGGGCATTTCTAAGGAAACGTTGATGAGTTGTGTATTTAGTTTAACGTTTGAAAAAGGTTTTTTTGTAGTGATGACCAAAACTCCTAAGGAAAGTGTAGATTATATTATAAAATTTTATAACAAATATAATAAAACCACCATACCTAACAGTCAGAAACATGGTATACTAACCAAAAAGAAAAATTCACAAATTACAAAGGAAAATATTAGTACATTGATGTTGTGTCAAATTCCGGGTATTCATTCCGCAACGTGTTCTATATTATTAGAACATTTTGGAACCATTCAAAATATTATATATGAATTAAATCAAAATGAGACCTTGTTTGAAGATTTTACCTATATGAAAGATAGCAAAAAAAAATCGTTAAATAAAAATGTCATTGTTGCATTGAATCAGTTTCTGCGTAAATAATTCGATGGTTCTATGTTTTCACTATTTGGATATAATATTATTTTATCGTCACCTATTCCGGGTGTTTGATTATAAGGGTCTATGCCTGGCAATATATTTTGATTATAAGGAGGATTGTCTCTAGAAGCATCTAACACTTTAGGATGTTTTGGCATACTGTGGTTCATAGACCCTATAGGTATATCGGTATCAAAACTTGGTTTTATTTCATAGTTTTCTTGACCTTGGGTATCAAATACTTTTTCTAAATACAAAATCGGACAATTTAATTTATTTTGTTTTTGCCATTGTATATATTCTTTGTATTCTTCTAAATTATTCAAAATAATAGGGTTTACTCCAGGTATTTTAGCCATTTTTGGATTATATACCATAATATGTTCCCCATTTTTTATCATAGTTGTCGGGCATTGACCGCTTACAAAGGTTTCTTTATTTACTTCATCATTCATTATAAATACAATTCCCATAATAAATAATATTATGGATAAAATGATAATCACGTATTTTTTCATAATATAATATATATATATATTAATGAATGTGTTAAGATTAAATCATGAAAATAAAGACCGATTTAATTCTATGTTGAATAAAAGATGTATTGTTTTATTTTTTCATCCACAATGTATGCATTGTATTGAGTTGAAACCTACTTGGGAAAAATTAAAACAACAAAATGTAAATAGTCCACTAAATATTTTGGAAGTGAATGCGGAAATGTTACACGATCTAAATCATCCAGTCAAGAATTCTGTAAGAGGGTTTCCACAAATTGTCAGTTTAGAAAATGGACAAGTTAAAAAAGAATTCACTCAACCGCGTACTTTAGAAAACTTGAACACATTTGTAAATAACTCATCAAAAAGTTTGTCAAACCAAATAGAAGAATTATCAAAAAATATGTTATTCAAAAATTCAGGATTTAATAATTCTAAACCTAAATCCAATTCCAGAAAATCCAAACCTAAATCTAAAGCTAAATCCAAACCTAAATCTAAATCCAAATCTAAAGCTAAATCTAAATCCAAATCTAAATCCAAATCTAAAGCTAAATCCAATTCCAGAAAATCCACAACCAAATCCAAAAAATTGATTTAAAATGAAAAAATATAGTTCATTAAATGACTCTACAGATTAAAATGATTGATTTTCAAGTGAGTGAAATGAAAGACGAGTTTAAAATCCAAATGTATGGTTTAGACGAACATCGTAAAACATATTCTATTACTGTAAATCATTTTAATCCATTTGTATATATTTTAGTTCCCAATATTTGGTCTAAATCTAAAACGGACGATTTTATACAACATTTCAAAGATCACGATGACAAAACTATCGCCAGATCATCATCGGAAAATATTGTTTCCTATGAATGGGTAAAGAAAAAAACTCTTTATGGATTTGATGCAAATAAATATTATAATTTTGTATATATTTCGTGTAAAAATATGTCGTTTATTTACAAATTAAAATCATTGTATTACGACAAAGAAACCCAGCAAATAAATGAAGGATATTTATATCAGAATTTTCGTACAAAAATATACGAATGTATGATTCCTCCTTTGTTACGTTTCTTTCATATTCAAAAGATAAGTCCATCTGGATGGATAGAAATCAATACATATAAAAAATATACAACAAAACGAACCCATATGGATATGGATATTGGGTGTCATTACAAAGATATTATATCTCTAGATAAAGATGATATAGTGCCCTATAAAATTTGTAGTTTTGATATTGAGGCAAGTAGTAGTCACGGTGACTTTCCCGAAGCCTCTAAAGATTACAAAAAGGTAGCGTATGATATGGTTTATTTCTTAGAAGATGTACCTAAAGACGATTATGCATATTTATTAGAAGCATTACTTGAAAATGTATTTGGTTTCAAAGATACTTTACATATAGATAAATGTTATCCTAAAGAGAAATATACTTGTTCTCAATTCAAAATTCATATGGAAAAATTATACAAAAAAAAAATATCCACTACCAAAGAAACGGAATATAAATTAAAAAAATATTTTTGTAACGATGACGAAGAAAATATTCAAGTAAGAAAAGTAAAACAAGCCGATATATTAACTATGCTGATGGACGATAAATTGGATAATCCAAACAAAATTGCGCATATGATTACCTTATTAGATAGTATATTTCCCGAATTATCTGGCGACCAAGTTACTTTCATTGGGTCTACCTTTGTAAATTATGGTCAAGAAAAACCCTATTTAAATCATTGTATTTGCTTGAATGATACCAGCACTATTGTAGACCATCAAATCATTGAGTGTTATGATCATGAAAAAGATGTTTTATGTGCTTGGAGCAAATTAATACAAAAAGAAGACCCTGATATCATCATTGGATATAATATTTTTGGGTTTGATTATCCATTTATGTTTGAACGCGCGAATCAAACCAATTGTATGGTTGAATTTATGATTTTTGGTAGACACAAAGAACAAAGACAAGAATTAATAGAAACCAGTATTGTATTAGCATCTGGTCCATTTGAACTAAAATTATTACCGATGAGTGGACGACTTCAAATTGATTTGTATACTCATATGCGTAAAGAATATAATTTACCTTCGTATAAATTGGATTATGTATCATCATATTTGATGAGTGATAAAGTAACTCGTTATGAAAATAATTCAAATGATACGTGTATGATTTATACTAAAAATATGAAAGGTTTAGAACTATATAGCTACGTTCATTTTGAGATCCAAAATCATTCCAGCGAATTGTATTTGGATGGAAAAAAGTTTAAGATTATAGAAATGAATGTGGAATGGTTTGTTATTGATGATGTATTAGATATAAAGGATTCATTTACATGGGGATTATCGAAAGACGATGTTTCTCCTAAAGATATTTTTGAAATGACACGAAAAGGTAAAGAAGAGCGCGGGTTAATTGCCAAATATTGTATTCAAGATTGTAATTTAGTACATCAAATATTTCAAAAAATAGATGTAATGACTACATTCACTGAAATGAGTAAATTATGTAGTGTTCCAATTACATTTCTAGTTTTACGCGGACAAGGCATTAAACTAACCAGTTATATTGCTAAAAAATGTAGAGAAAAGGATACATTGATGCCTCTTATTTCAAAAGGAAACGCACAAGATGCTTATGAAGGAGCCATTGTATTAGAACCTAAATGTGGTCTATATTTAGATGTCCCTGTTGCATGTGTTGATTATAGTTCTCTTTATCCATCATCTATTATTAGTGAAAATATTTCACATGATAGCAAGGTATGGACAAAAGAATTTAATTTAGACCATACTATAAAGTTAAATTCAAGTGGTAAAGAATGTATTTATGGCACGAAAGACGAAGAAGGAAACTTTATTTATGATAATTTACCCGATTATGAATACGTAGATATAACCTATGATACATTTGCCTATGTTCGAAAAACACAAAGTGCTGCGGCAACAAAAGTATTGACTGGATATAAAATTTGCCGTTATGCTCAGTTTCCAAATGATGAAAAAGCGATTATGCCCTCTATTTTAGATGAACTTTTAGCAGCACGTAAATCAACTAAGAAACAAATGAAAAATGAACATGACCCTTTTAAACAAAATATTTTAGACAAGCGTCAATTAAGTATCAAAATTACGGCAAATAGTTTGTATGGACAAACTGGTGCAAAAACAAGCACCTTTTACGAAATAGATGTTGCCGCATCTACCACCGCCATTGGTCGTAAGTTACTTATTTATGCCAAAGAAGTCATTGAGGGTGTATATGGAAATAGTGAAGTAGATACTAAATATGGTAAAATGAAAACACGTGCCGAATATATTTATGGAGATACGGATTCAGTATTCTTTACGTTTCATTTTGAAGATTTGAATGGTGTAAAGATAAAGGATAAACAAGCATTAGAAATGACGATTGAATTAGCAAAAGAAGCTGGTCATTTATGTACATCCTTTCTAAAAAATCCACATGATTTAGAATACGAAAAAACATTTATGCCATTTTGTCTGTTGTCTAAAAAAAGATATGTGGGTATGTTGTATGAAGAAGACCCTGAAAAAGGAAAGCGTAAATCTATGGGTATTGTTTTAAAACGTCGTGATAACGCACCTATTGTGAAAGACGTTTATGGTGGAATTATTGATATTTTGATGAAAGATAAAAATATCGATAAATCGATTGATTTTTTGGATACTATGTTACAAAGCATTATAGACAAAAATGTCATTATGGATAAATTGGTCATTACAAAATCATTGAGGTCCTTTTATAAAAATCCAAATCAAATTGCCCATTGTGTATTAGCGAATCGTATTGGTATTCGAGACCCTGGAAATAAACCAGCACCTGGCGATCGAATTCCATTTGTCTACATACAAACCACTGGAAAAAAACTACAAGGAGAACGCATTGAAACACCACAATTTATTCAAGACGAACAATTAAAAATAGATTATGGGTTTTACATATCCAATCAAATTATGAAACCTATTATTCAAATATATAGTTTGGTGCTATATGATATGACTAAATTCAATCGTCGTAAACGTTCTTTTATACAAGAAATAAAAACAATCGAAGAAAATATCGAAGACAATGATAAAAAACAAAAAAAAATACAATCGTTAAAAGACAAAGAAGTAGAAAAAATATTATTTAGTAAATATTTGACTATTTGTAACAATAAGAAAAATAACAATCAAATGATCACGTCATTTTTCAAATAGTTTATACTCCATTATGTATGTGCTTAAAAATTGTTTGCAATACATTATTGAATAATGTTAGATTTTTTTCAGATAATTTGTTTAAAAACATTAAACGCTTTTCGCGTTTTTCACTTTTATCGTCGGTACTTTGGGCTGAAATATAGCGTAATTCTTCTGATAAATTCTCAATAGTATAATAGGTTTTGTTTTTATAGTGTTCTCGTTTAGCTTCATATAATATATTTTTTTGTGTTCCGGGATGTTTTTCATCATGATTAATTATACCAATTGATAAATCAATACATTCTCCATATTTAGTCTTATATTCTTTTTGTTCCGATATACATTCGCCAGAAGAATTAATATCATCAAAGATTAAATATCCTTGTTTTATTCGATTCAAAAATATTCCAATATCTTTTATGTAAGAAGACGTTTGTCTATATCCGGTATATTGTGACATTTTTCCATTTATATTTATTTGTTTTATATGGACAGGTGTTATATTGGATAAATTATACATTCGACCAGATCCCCAACTATCATTATATGTTCCTAGAAATGGAAATAATTTTAAGGGACTGTGGAAAGGTTCTTTTACTAAAATTGTTCTACCTTTACCTTTTTTCTTTTTCTTTGTATGTTTTGGTTTTTTTCTACTTTCATTTACACCACCAACCATAGAATTATTGCTTAGTAAAGATCTTAAAATAGCGGTGGATAAAACATTTACACGACTTTCATCTATTTCATCATTATCCGAAAAAAATAAAAAATCCAAATCACTTTGGTTGGATAAAATTTCTTTCATACTTTCTCCAAACTCAGTGTCACTAAACAATTGACGCGTATATGTTTGTATTGGGGCCAATAAATGTTTCTTTTCTAAATATGTTTTTATAATATTCAACATTTTATTTGTATTTAAATTTTCATATAAGTAACATAACACTCCAGCAAATACAAAAAAAATATTGCCACCACTTAAAACATATGTTGAATTACTTATAGGTACGCCTCCCAAGTAAGACGACCATTGTTTTTTTAGTTGATAATTTATGTTGGTTGCGCCACAAGACAACAACTGAAGAGTATTTTCTAAATATTGATATTTTTGATTAATAATTGGAGGACTAATTTGAAGTATAGCTTGAAAAATATTTGCTTTTGTAAAATAAGCACATATTATTTTGTATTTATACATATCTATCACTTTATTTGCTATAATAATTTCCTTAGTGGGTGTTTCTTTTGATGATTTTGCGAATTCGTTCAATAAACGATACGCATAAACTATATCCGATTCATTGTATAATTGCCATATAAATATTTCTCTGAATTTTACCAACCAATTTTGCATCGTCTCTGTTCGAGTCAATTGTCCAGCTTCTTCCTTTTCTTTTGCTTCTTTCATTTTTTCCTCTAATAATTTTTCATAATCTTTTTCTATATTGCAAATTTTATATTGTATGGCCTGTATATTTGTTACTATATTATGCAATGAGGATGAATTATAAAAAGGTGTAGAGTTTTTTATAGAGTTATCTACAAATTCATTCATTTGTGAATCTATATTCAAACTTTGACTATACATTTCATCATTTATTTCATTCTTAATTTCTACATCTCCTGTATGCTGACTTAAAAATTCAGGATCATAATCGCTTATTTCTACATCTCCTGTATCCTGAGTTAAAAATTCGGGGTCATAATCACTTATTTCTATAGGTAGTCCCTGAGAATTAGCAATTGTTTCTCTAACATTTAAATTAGAACCATTTGTTAATATATTCATCAAAGAACCACCTTTGATAGTTTTTCTAGATTTATTTTTTTGAATCATCTTTTTATATGTTTTACGAGGTTTTCTTAGAGAACCGCATTTAGAAGGATTCAATACATATACCATACATTTATATTTTCCTATAGGAATAAAATGTTTGTTATATATTTTTGGACTTTCATAGAATCCTTCTTTTTTGTCTAATAATGTAGTATCTTTTATATGATAAATTTTTCCATGAACAACTTTTCCTTTACAAGGTTCAATCGTGGCTACACCTGATCTTCTTGGATGATCTAATATTTTTCTAAAGACCATCGCGTAATCTTTTAATATTTCATTCGTTATAAATGTATAAGAAGTATATTTACCCAATTCTTTTTCAGATAAATTAGCACCATAACTGAAATAATACATATATGTATGTATAGATTAGTTATAGTACCAATTCATAGATAGCCATGGAGGAGTATCATACACCTTTTTATTCGTAATCTGGGTTAAATTTGGTCCAGACGCCATAATATTTTGTATTGTTTCTTCCGATACAGCATAATCATAATATCTTAAATTAGAAATGTATCCACCAAATCCCTTTTTGTCTCCAATGGTCGTATCGTAATAATTTTGTTTTGGAACATTCAACAAAATATGCTCTTTGGTCATAATTCCATTTATATATACATTCACTTTTTTATCTTTTAAAGTAATCATAGTTTGTACCCATTTTTCAATAGGTATATCATCTATTTCAATGGTCTCGTATATAGTTTCATTTTCGGAATACGTATTTATGACAAGCAATAAATGATTGTTTTCTTCGTCATAATATAAACCTGGCGAATTATTTAAAAAAGTTACATTATAATGTTCTAACGAATCATATAAACTATACGTCCCTTTTGAAAATAGACGTTTGTATGGATTACCGCTATTCAAAAAAGGGTCTTCAATATAAAACCACAAAGACCAAGTATATTCTATACCGGTAAGTTCATTTACTGAACGCATAATAGGAACAGAATTGCTTATATTTGGATTACTGGATATTATCATCTCTTGGTTACTTTCGACCATTCCATTTACCAAATATGGACTACGAGTAGAACCATATATATATTGTAAAGCATATAATCCTAAATGAAACAATACTACAAATACGATCAATATCAATAATATAAATACAAACTTACTTATAGTGGTATTTACTTGAAAAAATGAATGATCAATTGAAACATTTTCTGATTTGACTTCCTTGGGTTGAACTTCCTTTTCTTGTCGAGGAGTATTCGAATTTTTGGATTCCTTATTATTGTTGTTCATAGATTTATTCTTGTTTGAATTTGACATTTATATTCATACAATATAATATTTTGCTCGTTCATTATTATCTTCATAAAATGTAACCGAAGCGTTGTATTTACTAAACAAAGACCCTACGACAACTGGATTAAATCCTTCTTTATAAATTTTGTAGGCTTTGTAAGGTGACACCAAATAATTATAATAAGATGTTTTCGATATAGACCCAGAATATCCACCATCAGAACAAATAAAGAAATCATTATGGTCAAATTCGCTCATAAATTGAACCCCATTAAATGTTTTGGTTTGTACTAATTTACCATTCATATAAGTATCTACATGATTGTCTCCAAATCCATAAATTACATTGAACCATTTTTGCAAAGGTATATTTTTTAAAGTAGAACTATGTTCGTTGTTGATTGAATCGCAACTATTGTTTTCGATATCCACTAAGGTTCCATCTAAACATTCATACACTTCATCTACACAGCGAACTCCTGAAGTAGATGCCATATATTCACCAGTTTCAGGATTGAAATTACATTCTAATAATTCATCTGAAATGTCTTGTGTATTTTCACTACACCATAATTTTGCTAGATCATAATTGTTTGATAGATCATTGTCTGAACTATCGTTTATATAAAAATCAACAACCATATCATTTTTGTAAGGGTCTAAATAAACATGCGGATTTTGTTTTTTTTCAGCATTTTCGCGTTTTAAAATGGTTTTCTTTTTTCCGAACTTATAATTCCAATCGTTTACATAAATCCACATAGAAATTGAATATTGTCCGTTGCTCTTATTTATGGTGTCTCGTGGAACACGTATGGTTTGAGTTGCATCCGTGACATTGTTTACCATTCCATTATAATTTTGAAATAAATTCATATTCATAAAAATGAATATTCCTAATAGAAACAATAAGATAATCATAATGATTTTAGTTGTATTTTGCATTTGGTTAGTAAATATTACATAAGCAATGATTACAAATAATATAGAAGAAAGAATATTCCAAAAACTAAACAATAACATTATATTAATTATTTATTTTATTATAAATTTCTTTTATTTTATACAAAGACAATGGTTGGTCATAATATCGCAAATGAGATATGGCGCCTAGGTCAGTATTTTCACCGGAACCTACTTGTAAAACATCGGTATCATTTATATATGGAGACACATTCGATTGGGTAGAAACAATTTCATTATTTACAAATAAATCAAACTGACCATTGACATAATTCATAACAATATGGTTCCATCTTTGAAATAAAATTTTACTGGTATTATAAATACGCGTTTGTTGAAATGTTTTATTACTTACTTTATCCTTTATTTCTATAACTAATTCACGAGTATTGTAATCGTAATATAAAGATGGTCTTGACCCTAAGGTCAATATTAACGCCTTGTCTCTATGCTTATCCGATAATATATTGGAATTTAAGTATAGTCCAAAAGAAATACCATAATGATATGTATGTAGTATTGGGTTAGTATATTGAGACAACAATTGTTTCAATTTTTCATGTTCATCTTTATATCGAGTGATTAAATCTTGAATAGCGTCGCTATTAGGTTCTTCTGGTAAAGAAGTCACATTCCACTTGGGTAGATTGACTTCACTTAACGAACGAAATTCTTCTTTATACAATGGTCCATTGTTTATGTTTTCTTTTAATTCTTTGAGCGTAAGAGTTAAAATGCTTTTATTCAAAGATTCTTTGGTATGTATCAGTAATAACCCATCGTGAATATATAAATATTGATTTATCATTGGTATTATAAAAAAAAGTATAATCAATAGCATCAACATGAATCCCAACACATATGTGGTTTTATTCGTTTGTTTGGCATCATCTATAAAATAATTGACCACTAAAATCAAAATACATGGTATATAAAAAATGAAATATTTAATGACTTGAAATAAATCATCCCCCTTACCAAAATCAATAGTGGTATTACCGAAAAATATATTATATACTATAGCCATAACAACGAGATAAAATAAAAATACTGCCCCAAATGATATATTTATTGTATACAACAATATATACTTTAAGATAAAATATAATATAGCAAAACCTAAAAATATAGATATATATTGTAATACTTTATAGGAAAACTTCATTGGATTTATTATATGACCAATAGAGATAAATAAAAATACAGCTGACATAGTAAATAATAGGATAAAGGGTAAATATATATAATCTAAAATTTGGTAAGGATTTAAAATAAAAAAGGCGTAACCCAATAATACAAATATGGATGTAAGTATCATCTTTTTATTTTGATTCAACTCTATCATTATATATATTATAACATATTTTCCATAGCAGTTTTTTTACCGTGACAATCTCTACATAATGCCACTAAATTACTGATTTCATTTGTTCCACCATGTTCAAGTCTTATTGTATGGTCTACTTCAAACCAAGCAGGTAATTGTTTTTGACATTCGCCGCATTTCCAGTTTTGCATAGAGGCCACGTATTTTTTTTTTGTTTCACTTACACTTCGTTTCGATTTGGTTCCTCCAGACGTTTCTATTTTTTCTATGGCACTTTGTTTTGGTAAGAATGGAGTGATAAGTTGTTTAGACTCTTTGTCAATTGGTAATACTTTGATAAAGTTATTGAAAATAGAAACAGATCCCATATGTTTTCCATTTGAAGACATGATATATAACCCTAAACCAAATAAGGCTATTCCGAACATTTTATAATATTTTTTGTAAGTTTTGAATAAATGAAAATAGTAATGTTCGTGATAAGTATCATAAATCAAAAGTCCAGTAACTATAATTATCCATAATTTAAGTTGCATATATAAAGTAAATACAAATTAATACAATGATTATAAACAAAACCACAGTCCATTTCTTTTTCATGTCCAGAGTTTTTTCTTCTTGAGAGACAAATAATATATCATCGTAATGTTTGACGTAATCTTCTTGATCTAAATAACTCATTTGTTGTTTTATATGATATAATTTATAAATCATATATCCATAGTTTACCATTTGTGAATTTGTATCATAATAATTTATAATAGAATTTTCCTTTATTATTTGAAAGAATAAGGACTGGTGTTTGGGTAAAAAAAAGGGCAATGATTCAAACAATTGTTTGATTTTTTTCTTATGAGCAATACTAGGAACATAGGAACGAGTAATAAAATAGATGTATTGAAATACTATATCTATATTTATGCGAATCATATAAATATATAATATAAATAGATTTATGATAGGTAAACCCCTATGTAATAATTGTGAAAATTATGGACATTTATTTTATAATTGTAAACGCCCTATTACAAGTTTAGGTATCATATGTTATCGTTACAATAATGATGTAGTAGAATATTTGATGATACAGCGAAAAGATACCTTAGGATATGTGGATTTTTTAAGAGGAAAATACAACGAATATAACGATTTTCATTTAAAAAATATAATCCAAGAAATGACCGACTATGAAATATCCCAAATATTGAATTTATCTTATGACGAATTATGGGATAAATTATGGAATAAAAAAAATGAACCTTACGATATAAAACACAAAGAAAAAATGTTATTTGTATTGAAACATAAACGTCATTTGTTAGAAAATCCATATTGGTCTTTGCCAGAATGGGGATTTCCAAAGGGTCGTAGAAACTACAGAGAAAAGGATATAGATTGTGCTTTAAGAGAATTTCGTGAAGAAACTGGCTATCCTATTTTTAATTTATCTTTTATCCATAACATAGTTCCTTTTGAAGAAGTATTTACCGGTTCTAATTTAAAATCCTATAAACACAAATATTATATTGGATATATGAATTATAAAGATACATTATATAATGCTAAATACCAAAAAAGTGAAATTGGTAATATGAAATGGTGTAATTATGAAGAATGTTTATCCAAAATTAGACATTATAATACGGAAAAAAAACACGTGATTAATTGTGTAAATGAACTAATTAAAAATAGTAATATATATTAAATATGAAATACATAAATCCAAAAATAAATGCAGATAACTTAAACGATTATTTTGAACATATCAAAATCGTTGGAGATGGTAATTGTGGAGTATATGCTATTATATATAATTTGAAATATCATAGTTCTTTGAATACTTATGATGATTTTGAAGACCTTTATAATGTAAAGGGTGAACTATATTATGATGAAACTGCTAAAAAAATGTTTAGAACACATATGTCTCAAATATATGCCGAACAAAAAAAATTATTAACTAACCAAAACACAATAAAACGTTATGAAGAAAGAGTAACAACAATCCAACAAGACAAAGAATGGTTAGTAGACACTGACATTACTTTATTTGGTGAAGCGAATGATGTATGTATTGGTGTTTTTGAACCTTTACCAAAGTTTCGGTTTACGGTTGTCTCTAATATAGATAAGGGTATCAGTTTAGACCAATGTACCAATAACATATTTTTATACAATACAGGTTATACAGTAGGAACTCATTTTGATGTATTAAGTCCATTGTCGGACGCAGAAATATATAGCGATTTGACCAACGACGAAATCATTCAATATCAGGGAGCATCGGATTCTTCACTAAAACAAATTACAAATCAATTGTTTTATAAACAAAAAGATATGGTTAAGTTGAACACATTTATTCGTGTTTTGAATAATCAGTTGAATATTCATTTAGATGAAAAAAAATCATTTTATGCCGAACTCCCAGAGAAAATAGACCAACAAATCGTATTGGAATCTGAACAAATCAAGGAAAAGAAGGTACCCGAAAAGTCTAAACCTAAACCTGAAACCAAAACGCACTTAGTTCCATTTACAGACGTAGATAATGAATTATTAAAAGATTTTCCGTTATATACTCCAAACACCATACAAATAAATATGAAAAAGTTTTACTTGAACGACCAATATGGATTTTATGATACAATACATGAATTATTAGATGATTTATATAAAGAAACGGAACAAGATAATGGAAGTTGCGACAAATCATCGTCTGAATTTGTTATGTTGAGACATCAAAAAATAGTTCAAACATATTTAAATAGTTATACCCCTTATAGAGGATTATTATTGTATCATGGTTTAGGTTCAGGTAAAACATGTAGTTCCATTTCTATTTTAGAAGGTATGAAAAACGATAAAAAAATATATATTATGACACCGGCCTCATTGCAGCAGAACTATCGCACCCAGTTACAATTTTGTGGTGATAAAATTTTCAAAACAAAAAATAAATGGACAAAATTGGTTGTGAATGAAAATTATGATAGCGTAATTCAGTTGTTTAAAGACTATTTACATTTAGACAAAGATAAAGAAGAATTAGTTAAATACATTGAACAACACAAATGTGTTTGGTTAATACATGAAGGTGGTACTTCTTATAGTGATTTGAGACAAGAAGATAAATCACAAGTAAATCAACTCATTCGTTTATTGATAAGTGTAAAATATCGTTTCATCAATTATAATGGAGTCAATAAGAAAAAATGGGAAACCATCAAACAAAATAAAAATCCATTTCATAATAGTGTAGTGATTATAGACGAAGCGCATAACTTTATTGGAAAAATATACAACAAATTATCGGTGGACAAACCATCCGTGTCTAGAGATATGTATGAACATTTAATGGACGCTCAAAATTGTAAAATTGTCTTGTTGTCAGGTACGCCTTATATAAATTCTCCGGCCGAATTAGGCGTTATGATTAATTTAATATCAGGATATACGACGCAATACGAATTCAAGCTCAATGGAAAATATGACAAGGAACAATTAAGAAAACAATTGGAACCTATAGAAAAATATAATGTAGTAGACTATAAATTAAATGCGATTCATATCAGTAGAAATCCATATGGATTTATAACTACACCAAGTGGTGAAATCGAATACGAACAATCGGCTTCTTACAGAGAAGCTAATAGCGATAAAGCGTTTGAAACAAAAATAAAAACGTTACTGAATAATGTGACAGGTGAACTATCTACTAACAAGTATAAAAAAATGCCTGAAACCGAAAAAGATTTTAATAATTTATTTGTAAAACATGAAGGATCTATCAAACTTATCCATAACAAAGAATTTTTTCAAACCCGTATTGCCGGATTAATTTCTTATTTGGGAGACAAAACATCTCTTATGCCTCGATTATTGGATATTGTGGTAGAAAATATACCTATGAGTTCGCATCAGAAAAAACAATATGATATTTACAAACAAAAGGAGTCTACTAAAAAAAGCGACGCAAAAAGCGAAGGTAGTTATAAAGTATTTACTCGCGCAGCATGTAATTTTGTATTTGATGAAAAAATACCACGACCTTTCCCTACTATGAGTATAAAAACTGAAAAAGATTTCGATTATGCAAATAAGGAAGAACGTATTCAAGACGCACACGGAATCGAAGAAGACGGAGACCTTATTGTAGAAGATACCACTTACGATACTAATATAAAACGGTTCATTTCACAGATTGTGGCGAATCGTCAAAATTATTTTTATAATGAACTCAATAAAGTAGCTATTTTTGAACAAACCGATGTAGAAGGTGGATTACAAAAATATAGTCCAAAATTTCATAAAATACTAGATAATATTTTGAATAATTTGAATAAATGTCAACTACTTTATAGTGGTTTCCGACGAATTGAAGGTATAGAAATGATGTCTTTGATGTTGAAATATCAAGGTTTCAAACAATTAGAAATAAAAAAGGTAGGTAATCGGTTTAAAATTGAACTTCATGGACTTCCAGGTTATACCTACAATAAACTACATGTATTTACTTTATATACAGGGACAGAAGAAAAAGAAGTCAAAGAATATATTCGTAACATTTACAATAGTGATTTTAATAAATTGCCTTCTTATATGATTGATGATTTGAAAACATTGTATAATTTAGATGAATTAGATAATATACGTGGAGACATAATTAATTTATTGATGATTACAGCATCTGGTGCCGAAGGGATTGATTTACAAAATACTCGAATGGTTCATATTACCGAACCTTATTGGCATTATGTTCGAATAGAACAAGTGATTGGTAGGGCAAGGAGAATTTGTAGTCATAGTCGATTACCAAAAGAAGAACAAGACGTCCAAGTACATATATACATAAGCGAGTTAAAAGATGATAATAAAATGATATCTACCGACGAATTTCTGTATAAAATTATGAATGAAAAACATATGTTGTCAGAATCTTTTTTGAATACTTTAAAAGAAAGTGCGATTGATTGTGTATCTCCCAATAAATGTTTTAAATTTCCAAACAAAGAAAAACGAAATAGAGTCTATGAATTGGATTACAAAAAGGAACCGCAACAAAAACAAAAACGAAATAAAGAGTTTATGAATTATTTTATCGAGGTAGACGGTAAAAAAATTCCAATTTTGTACAACGAGACAAAACCTCAGGAAGCTTATATACAAAAAGATAAAAAACTGATTAGTTATAATGTAATCAATAAACAAATGATTTATAATGGTAAACCCTACAAAATGAACAAGAATTAACGATTATAAAATAAACTACTTTCTTTACATACACTATCTTCACAATAGGGTAAATTGTATGGACACATATCTGGTTTGGGTATAGTTCCGTAATCATGTTTACAACTCAATTGGTTTACATTATACGAAGTTAATGTATCGGTGGTAGAGTCTAAACTATCTTTGCATACTCCTAATTGGGTATCTTTTACCGAACCCTCGCAAATGGGCAATTCTTTTGGACACATATTTTCTTGTGGAATTTTACTATAATCATGTTTACATTGTATCCATAGATTAGATTGTAGATTGCTATTATATGGTTTGATATATTTTGATATAGGTGGCTCTTTGTAGGGTAGTGGTGTCGGATACTCTGGTATGTTGTCTTTTTGTATCGTATAGTCATTGGTCATAGGCATTACATATTCACCTTGGTCATTTTTTTCATATGGAAATTTATTCATACATTGTGTAAGCATTCCTGAACAATCGTTTGTTTTATAATCTCCATGGTTTAGTTGACCAATATAATTATTGGTAATAGGATTATATAACATATTTGTATCTAAATCACTCACACCATATAAATCTTCACACGATATACCTATTGGGTTGTCCTTTAAAAAGCATACATCGTTTTGTGAATAATCTAATATAAATTCGGTAGATTCAGCGTATTCAATCGTATCATAACAGTTGTTATTATATTTATAAGGTTTTTCTTTAGTACAACTAGAATTCATATTTTTCATATAAGTATCATAATTTACACACAAACCATTCCAAACATAAGGATAGTCTTTATTACACGAGATATCTACCACATTGTCTTCTAATGTGTGGCAACTATTATTTGCGTATAATGGTTTTTCTGGACTACATAAAGATACCGAATAATCTATTTTAGGACTTTTTATTTTTACTTTATTTACCAAATGATTGTTGGTTATAATATAATCATTTGGATTTTTGGGTTCCACTTCAAATGGATATTTGGTTTTATTGTTTACATTATAATAATAATTATCGTGTTGATAACTTGCTTCGGACTCATTCGAATAACATTGTGATATATCTAAATATTGTTCGGTTAAACAACTTTTTTCTTTACATAGGTCACTTACTTTATTCTCATCATAAATCATTTGACCATTGTGAATTGTACAAAGTGTAGATGTTTCTATGGTCGTATCACTAATAAAAGAACATACGTTTTTATATATAGAATTGCACCAAGGACCTCCACTATTTTTGTCGCATACTTTTGGTCCATATTGTGTCGCGTTTTCTAAAGAATTTCCACAAAAACATTGTGGATTACCACGCGAACCATCTTGTAAAGCAAAATAATTATAGTTATTACATTCTTTTGCACACGTTTCTATATTATAAGACTGACCACTTGAGTTTGTCCGTCCTTTATATACATTTAGACCTCGTCTCCAAGTATCGTGATAGGTACCAATTTCGATAGACTTCGATACTACTTGGGGCTTACCGGAATAAGGGTTATTTATTGGAATAGGATTAGTACTATGTATCTGATTTACGCTATCTTCGTTTGAGAATCCAAGACTATATGTATTTATAGATGGAAAATCCCACCGATATATGGCTTGTGTAGTATTCACTCCTATTGTAAATATGGGAGACTTTAAATCTACAAAATAAAACTCTATTTGAAAGCCATTTATACGATCGGTACAACAATCAACTCTATTGTATAAGACCAAACTTTGTATCATTTGTAGATTGAATACATTAGATAAGGGTATATATAATGACGATGAAGTATTTCCTGAATAAACATTGAGGTTGTTTGGAATATCTCGGTTTGCTATATTACTAGCCTTCCATATGGAGCCATTTCTATAAGATGGTAATAGTCTTTTACTAGACCAATCTATAAATTCGGTATGTATATTAGTAAGACTTCCACTTTGCATAGATGTTGAAATATGTTTAGGTAAAACATTTTCGTTGTTTATCCATAATTGCATTTCGCGTAAATTTATCCAGTCATTTTTGGTAGGACTTCTTATGACGATTATATTAAAATTTCCATTATAAGAACTACCTGGAGTAGAAATCCTAGCATTTGTACCTTCTAATGATTTTACCACTTTTGAATGGTCTGAACAATTATATTCATTGTATATTTCAGTAGGTTGTAAGTCTATATCTTTATCTTTACAAGGAGTCTCATTTTCAATACATTTGTTATATTGTTCTTTGTCTTTTGTAGATGTACAAACAGACCTCTTTGTTTTTTCAATCGGTAATTTTAAGTGCCATGGGTAATTTTTATTACATATAGTATAAGGTTCAAAATATACATCTCGTGTTTTACTAGACCCTTTCAATAATTCATTTTCAGTGAAATCGTTTAAATATACCTTTTGTGTATCTATAAGGTCATATGTATTACCATGTGGATATGATTCATATGTTTCAGATTCTATGTAATTTCCAAATATATCTTTTTGTCTAATTTTTCCATTGTAGCAATACTGATGAGAATCCGATTCTTTACATTTTACACGATCTATATCTTTAGGTAACTTTACTGGTAAAGAAGAATTATTCGGACTTTCATTTTCTAAAGGCAACAATTCAAAGTGTTCTTTTATAGACCATACGTATAGTACTAATAAAAAAATACATAATAAAAAAATAGTTTTTTTCATTATATTAATCATTTATAATAATGCTGGGCTACATTTACCAAATTGAACTCCACACTCATACCCAACACATCGCTCATTTTCATTGCAAACATAATTTTTGTATTTTGAATTTATAGTGTCTCCATAATTCGCTATACATTTATTTCCTACTCCACTAACATCTTCACTTATTTCAGAAGCCTCGTCAATTATTCCACTATATCTAGTTTCTTCACATTCTTTACTAATATTGGTTCCATTGATTAAATTTGAATTGTCTAAATAATTACATATATTAGTTTTTACGAACGATGAAGTACTCTCATCATATGCGATGACATTATTTCCACTTATTTCTGGGTCAATATAATCAGTCTTGTAAGGAGTTGTGAGTCCTCTAAAAAGATTAAAATACTCTTCGCCTGATATGCCGCTTGCGTATTTACCCATCATATCATAAGATAAGTTTCCAATGGATACCGAATTTAAAGACGAATTATTGGTGTTATATAATGCGGACCCTTCACAATATACTGGGTTCAAACTAGAATCAGAATCGCAATAAGGTTTAAAGTGACCATTTGAATTTTCAATAGGTGTATAGGTATTATCGTGACATTTTAATTTACCAAAACAATAAGAATACCGATTTGTGGTTTCGTCAAGCAATCCACTAATATCTTCGCTTTTATTCCAAAATCCATTGTTATCGGTATCGTTCATATCTACTTTTGAAATCACTATGTCTTTATAATTACCATTGAATGTATTTTTATTATTGGGTCTTGGATTCCATAAAAATAATTCTACTTTTTCAACCCCTTGAGTTGTAAACCCTGGAATATAAGATATATCGGTTATAGTGTCTAAATAAGATTGCGAAGCTCCTAAAATATATTTGTCTTCATTTCCTACACCATGAAAAAAAGAATTTTCATCCGAAGAAAGAACTATTCCAGAAAAACCGTCATCTGAACTATTGGAGGCAACCACATTAGTTGGCGTATTTTCATTGTCTTGAGACCATGTAATCGTACCTAATGGAGTAGTAGATTCATAAGTATCATAATAATTTATCTTCAAAATACGTTTTGAACTGAAGTCATAGTTAGAGTACAAACTACTATTATAATAATTGGGTTCATTTATTTTTCCATTAGAATCATATAAAGCATTTATATTTATACTAGTATTTCCTTTAAATGGACTTTCGTTATATTGGTCATTATAACTTTGTCTTAAAACTAATTCCCATTGACCAAACGGCGACGTTTCAGTAAATCCTTCTTTTGTAAAATATTCAATCAATGGTAATACTAAGAAACATATAAATACTATAATTAATAATGTTTTTATCTTATTTTTCATATTATAAATATACATTATTTTTTTTGTTTTAATATTCTAATTTGAGATTCCAATATTTTTTCTAATATTAAATTTTGTTGATACACCATTTGTTTGAGTTCCAATAATTCAGACGACATAATAGGTTGATTCGTTTGAGGAGTAGATTGATTCGTTTGAGGAGGTGGATTCGTTTGAGGAGTAGAGATGACAGGTCCGTCATTTGAATACATAACGGGTTCTTTTTTTATAGTTGCCATAGGTTCTTCATTTTGTCGTTCTTTTTGTTTTTCAGCAATAAGCTTATCTATGTCTTTTAAAGGTTCTTCTTCTACATTATCACTAAAATCTATAATAGGTCTTTTTTCGCTTGGTATTAAGTCTTTATAAGCTACTTCCTTTATTTTTACTCGTAAAATAGAAATAATCTCATTGATATCTTTCGTTTCTTCTATTGTTTTTTCAAAAAGTTCTTGTATTCTTGGAAGTTCATCTTCTCTGCATTGATCAAATACATTTTGCTTTAAACATTCATTCCATACTTGTGCTTTATATTCCATTATAATAGGTCATAGTTTATACCATTATATCATTTTATTATAAAATATATTTCGATACATATTCATTTTATGATCACTGATTCGATGAGTCAAAAAATAGTTTACTTTATGTTTTTGTTCTAGTAATTGTACAATTGTATATAAACAATACATACCACATTCTCCATCTTCATATTGATGCCTCATTTTATTTGTATATACTTTCATATCTATATTCAATTCTTGACATTCTCTAACAATACGTTGGGTTAATTTATAAATTTGATTTGGCATTTGTAACCCATTAGAGTCTAAATATAATATGTATTTATGATCTAAATTAATAAACATACATACCCAATGAGAACCACTTTTATCGTGTGTATCTAAATTAAAAATTATTCCTATATTTTTTTTTTGTTGTCTCATTTGTTCTTTTATACTTAAATGACAAATATCAGGCCATATACATCTGGAACCATATTTTTCATCAAAGTCAATCGGTGTTGGGCCTAAAAATCTAAACTGAGGATAGGTTTCCTCATATTGTTTCATCACATTAGCTATATCTACATTACTTAACCATTCAGATTTATTACTATTCCATGACGGAGGACTAATTGGCGCAAATAAATTCATTTTCATATCAAGTGTATTGTCTATCAAACATTTTTGATGACTACAAACGGATAAATAATGACGAAGTGTATTTATAATTTTTTTTTTTTTTTGGGTTTTTTTTGTTTTATGAGGATTTTTTTGATTCCATTTGTCTCTCATATTCATTACTATATCTTCATTCAAACATAAATCATATTTTTTATATTTTGGATGACATTTCAACAATTTAAACGTCCTCTTTTTCATATACTATATTTTTATTTTTTAATAAGTCCAAAATAGTTTTTTCTTTACTTACCATTATCTTTTTGTATTCTTGAATAAACTCACATGATACATCTATTGGTACATGTTCTTTTTCGTGAAGTTGACCTTCTATAGAAAGAAGTTGACCTGTAAACTCTGTAAAGATTTCTTTATAAAAAGAATAATATGGGTATAGATGTTCAGCATCTTCTTTCATCATATTTTGAACTATATCTAGAATAATGTCTCTGTGTTCTATAAAATTGTATTCTTTTTTCATAGGTTTATGTTTACGTGAAAAATAATCATGATACATACAATACAAAAGGTTATTCCTTTTTCAAATAATAACGAGTTGAATTATGAAATATATTGGGGTCTAATGTTTTACAAAGACGAGTATGTGATGAACTAAAGGATGAATATTGCTTTTCATAATTCATAGGATGGTTATATAAATCACTATTTATGTTTGGGACATATTGAGCTTGAGAATTACGTTGAAGCGCCATATATTGATTTCTTAAATAACTTTCTAGATCTACTTTTTCTAAACCTTCCTCGGTTGGTCCGCGATATCCTGGGTTAAATCCAGATTTAGGATATTTTAATAAAGGAACCTTGGACGATACTTTTGGTTCAAATACTTGAAAATCAGTATATTTTGTTGGTTGTGGTCGAACATCAAAATTAGGTTTCAATGGTTTGTCAGGTATATTTCGGTCATTAATCATTATTATATAAAGATATAAATAAATATTCATTATGTATTTATTATGTGCGGTATTTTTGCTTATTTGAATGATATAATTGAAGAAGGACAAATAGATTATAATGCAGGTTCAAAACGTGGTCCAGAAACAACTACATTTAAAAAAATAGATAATAAAGTATATTTTGCGTTTCATCGATTGGCTATCAATGGACTAAATGACGAATCGAATCAACCGATTGAATACAAACATTTAACACTGATTTGTAATGGAGAAATATACAATTATAAACAATTGTCAAAATCTTATAATCTAAAGACACAAAGTGATTGTGAAGTTATTCTACATCTTTATGAACAATTTGGTACAAATGCGTTTCATTTATTAGATGGCGAGTTTTCATTTATTTTATATGATTCTTTGAAAAAAGAAGTGGTGGTTGTTCGCGACCCTTACGGAGTTCGTCCACTTTATGAAAATAATACATCAAAAGGTTATATCTTTTCAAGTGTATTAGAAAGTATGATGTTAGATTCATATACGATAACTCAAGTAAAACCCGGAACATATAGTCTATATAGACACAATGGGTCAACATTTGAAAAATATTGCACACATCATTATTATAATATTCGAGATACGTATCAATTAAAATATTCTCTCGAAGAATATAGGAAACAAAGTTATAATTTATTTGAGAACGCCGTATTAAAACGCATTATGAATAGCGAGCGTCCTATTTGTGGGTTATTATCGGGTGGATTAGATAGTAGTTTGGTATGTGCGATTGCGGCCAGATATTATAAGAGCAAAAATCAATCTTTTCATACGTTTAGCATTGGTATGGAAAAATCCGAAGATGTACACTATGCTTCTATAGTAGCCAAACATATTGGTAGCGTTCATCATGAAGTTCTTTATTCTCAACATGAATTTATTCAATCCATTCCAAATGTCATCAAGGATATTGAAAGTTATGACACCACAACCGTAAGAGCCAGTGTCGGTAATTGGTTAATTGGTAAATATATAAAAGAAAATACAGACTTTAAAGTGGTATTGAATGGTGATGGAGCCGACGAATTAATGGGAGGTTATTTGTACTTTAATCATTGTAATACTACTGACGAATTTCAAGAAGAATGCTTTAGGTTACTTGAACATATTCATTATTTTGACGTATTACGTAGTGACCGATCTATTTCTAGTCACGGACTTGAACCTCGTACACCTTATTTAGACAAGGATTTTACCAAATTTTATTTGTCTATTCCAGTACAATTCCGTAAAACATTAACAGAAAAGGAATTCTTTCGTAAAACAATACAAACATATGAACCTGAGTTATTACCTTCTTGTGTTTTATGGCGAGAAAAAGAGGCATTCAGCGATGGTGTTAGTAGTTCAAGCAACTCATGGTATAAAATCATTCAAGAACAAATGAAAGATTATAAGTCTACATACCCATTAACCCAAGAACAAAGTTATTACTTAGACACCTACCAATCGTTTTATCCAAATTGTCAACATTTAATCCCATATTATTGGATGCCTAGTTTTGTATATTGTTATGATCCTAGTGCGAGAACCTTACATAATAGGAATATTGTATATGAATATTTCTATAGTCTGAAACATTTTCTTAGTGGAATATGTATGAACATTGGTCGGAAGTATTTTTCTTGAATATTTGTATTTTTTCAAAATAGGATATATTTCGTCACCATTAGGGTGACGGAGTCGTTTTAGTATTTCTTGGATAGATAATTCTATAACGTATTTTTCACATTTTATATAGGACACATTAGGATTTTCTTTCATACAAATATGTATTTTGTCGTCTATAAAACATAAAGCGTCGTCTATAATACTTGGTATACAATAGGTTAAGTCTTGATAAGATTTTTTTTTGTGTATTCGATTCGTTTCAGGTGTAATAATATAATCAAATAAAGATGTTCTTAGTTTTTTGTGAATATATTGAATTACTTTTTCCACAAATGGATGATTATTATTATTAGTATATAATATTACATATTTGATATGATTTGTTTTTTTTTTACTAATTAACCGTTCAAACAATTGAAAGATATGAGGTCTAAAATATTCTTCAAATAATTCAAAATAGTCATTGTAATCTATACTATGATATTTTTCTACAATATTGACTATATAAATAAATTGTTGAAAATAACCAATGGTTTCATCCAAGTCAAAAATAATATGTTTATTCATATTTTTATTATCTATAATTATAATAAAAATGACCAAAAATTTATCCATTCGAGATTGTATACATATATTAAAATATTACAATAAAGAAATACCAAACAATCTATACAAAATAAAACGAAAAACGAACGTCATTTTGAATAAATATATTTGTCAATTTTACAACAAAAATAATATGATATTTTTTCCGTTTTGTTTTAGTAAACATAAATACTTATTTACGAATACCAAACGATTTGCTATAAAAAGCGTTCGTTCTACACGAATGATATCGCCGAATAGTTATTTGTCTTGTATATAATCTAAGATGCGTATCATCAATAATTCTTGTTCGTAGAACTTTTGAAATAAAATAATTTCGTCCATTTTTATAGTAAATACCTTATTTTTATAACTTTTACATGATAAATATACTTGGTTGTTTGTATATTCTATATTTGTAAGTATGGCGCCATTATATAATTTCATATTTTTTAGTTTAGTCAAATGAAACCATCTAATATGGTGACCCAATGACAATTCATCCAATTCATCCACGAATCTATAGTTTTTTAATACTTTGTGGTAATGTTTCAACTCATTACGTTCAAATCCCATTTTTTGTAATATATTGTTTTTGGCGTCTTTTATAATCGATGAATTTAAATAGGTTATTTTTTTTTCATCCATTTCATTGAGCATATGTTGTAATTCATCGTTCATATAATTTATCTAGTCATTATTTTAAGTTAAAACGCAGATAATCCAAGTGCTTCATTTGCAGCCATAGGCCCTTGGTCTAACATAGGTTCATTTCTTCTGTACATTTTGCCAGTAGTTTCTTCCTTAGTATTTTGTGGATGAGGTTGATTCATAGGTTCAGGATTAGGAAGGGGTATACTAGGTGGTGTATATATTTCTTCTTCTTCTGTGTTCAGTTCTTGCATATGTTCCTTTTCTAACCCTAAATAAATCATAGCTCTCTTAAGAAGTAGATTTACTTTTTTGCTGACATTTGTCTCTAGAGTAAATAAAACAAATAAGAAAGGGATTATAAAATGAAATACATTCATAGTAGTATAATTTTCTTTACTGTATGTAGGTATGAACATAATAAAACGATGAACAAACCAAAAAAAGATAATTAATACTACTAATTGTATTAGAACTTCTACCAATATTTCTATATTACCTTTATAAGGATCAAACGATGGTAAATAAAGTTTCATACAATAAACTAAAAGAACAATAGGAATGAACGCCAATCCTATGTATTGGACGATATTCATCATTTCCATTTTATCTTTTTGAGACAACGAAAACATATAACTAAAAAATGATTCGTTATTTCCACCTATCATATTTTTTCGTTCTGGTTCAAAATATTCTTCTTGATAACTTTCCATCTTACTTTATAAAAAGAAATTAAAAATAAAGATAGTATAATTATAATGCTTTCTACCATAATGAATAAAACGTATGATCACCAAGAAAAACAATATTTAGCCATAGTGAAGGAAATATGTTTGACCGGACATAAAATAGAAGGGCGTAATGGGTTCACTTATTCTAAACACGGTGCTTGTATGTCTTTTAGTTTAGAAAATAATACCTTACCTATATTAACTACTAAAAAAGTAGCACTAAAAACTTGTCTCAAGGAACTCTTTTGGTTTTTGTCAGGATCTACTAATAATGATGTATTGAACCGACAAAATGTTCATATTTGGGATCCACACGCCGAAACCTCCAACGATTTAGGACCCATCTATGGACATCAATGGAGACACTTTAATGCTCCTTATGTAGATTGTGAAAGTGATTATACTAATCAGGGGATAGACCAAATACAGTATATCATTGATAGTTTGAACGACCCTGAAAAAAGATATTCACGTAGATTAGTGGTGTCTTCGTGGAATCCTTGTCAATTAGATAAAATGTCATTACCCCCATGTCATATTTTAATGCAATTTCATGTAGTAGAAAATAAACTTTCTTGTTCACTATATCAACGAAGTGGTGATTTAGGTTTAGGCGTCCCTTTCAACATATTATCTTATAGTGCGTTGACTCATTTGATCGCACACCATTGTCATTTAGAAGCAAGTGAATTTATTTATCATATTGGAAATGCCCATGTATATGACGATCATTTAGATGCTTTATTAGTACAAGTTGAAAAAGAACCTTATGAATTTGCTAAAGTAACTATCAATAATCATTATGATAACATTTCAGATTATGGTATAAATGATTTTGACATTACAAATTATAAGTCACATGACTCAGTATCCTTAAAAATGCGTAAATAAATTAATTCTATTATAAATTATTCTTGTATATGAGTGGTACTGCCGCTTTAGCTGCTGCCCGAAGACGACGTGCTGGTGGAGGAAATACATCTGTCAATACATCCGTCAATACATCCATTCCAAAACCAGATATACCCAAAGCATCCATTAACCCATTACAAATATTACAAACACATGATAAACAATTAACACTTTTGTCAAAAAATATTGAAACTCTCCAAGAAAAACATACCACAAGTGAAGACGTACAATTTTACAAAGAAAAATACAACGGTTTATTGTCCGAAATGACTGAAATGAAAACCAACTTTGTAAAAATGCAAACTTTTTGTATGGAAACTAATATGAAAGTAGAATCCATGAATTCAAGAGTAACAGAATTATTGAAAACAAATGTAAACGAATAAATATATTATTTTATACATCGCTATAAAATGATATAAATACTTATATGAATAAAGTATATGTTAATCAAACTTTGTTTGGTAGTATGGTTAGTATTTACTTATTTGCATATTATCATCCATTTTACAATCACGAAACAAAATACCATATATCGATTAAATGACCCAGTGACGAAGGATATTGTACATCACGAAGTTATGAATAAAATACCATTTTATTTTAGGTGGGCTTTAGACCATTATGAAGTGTTTGAACCTAGTGTAAAATATTTTCCGAAACAAAAAAGCATTCATTTCAAAAAATACATCAAATTACATCGTAATTTAGAATGTAGAAATTTCTATAAGGTTGTCAAAGGAAATCCGCGGTTTATTTGTATTCATCCAAAATACAAATCAATGTTCAAACATAAAGACCATAACTTTGAACATAACAAAAAAGTGGTCCAACAAATCAAGGGTAATTCATCTTTTATTTCAGTTGTATTAAGTAAAGACGATGTATTATTTTTACCCAATTATTGGTTGTTATTTGTTGTAGCCAAAGAAGAAACGAATATTGAAAAAATACAATATTCAACGATTTTAAATCAACCGTGTTTTAAGTTAAAACACTATATATAATTTATAGTCTTTCACTATGAACGAACGGACTCCGTTTTATATCATTACTACTATTTTTTTATTTATTACCATTGTTCTTAGTTTAGTTAGTACATTTCATTTGAATCAAAATGGCTCAGATTTTTTTCCAAATCCCGGAACTTACAAAGGAAAATCTATACATGATAATAGTTTTATGGATAAGTTATGTTGGTATTTTTCACAAATCACGCACCATACCCTATTTTTTTTATTTAGTTATTTTTCTATGGCTTTGTTCAATTACAAATCGGTTAAATTTTTCAAAATGATAGGTCCGCTTGCCCTAACTATAAGTGTTTTGTATTTTTATTTTTTATATCCGAGACAAAAGTTGAAAATACATCAGTTGTCTTTTTATAATTTTTTTTCACATTTTATGATTATATTTTTAGTGTTTTGTGAGTTTATGTATATAGATAAATATGAATTTCATGAAACCACCAATTGTTTTATTTTTATCATAACCTCTATTTTATGTATTCTTATCAACTACTATTTAAGAGGTGTCTGGAGTTATGATTTGGTTCATTTAGATAGTTTAAGTGGATGGAGACTCATTTGTGAAACTACCCTTATTATGTATATGTTCAGTGTAATGTTTTATTTGTTCAAATATAAAAATAAACCCTATTACGGAATGAATACAATAAATATGATGAAATCGGCCTATCCGTTGTATGGACTTATAAACATAGTATATGTATTACTCATTATTAATTATGATAAGTAAATATATATGTCGGATTGGATACAAATTCGAAAGGCACGAACTTTATTGAAAGGATGTCCTGGACCACAAGGAATACAAGGACCACCCCTATACCAAGGTAATATAGCTATGGTGGATGCTGTTTACGGAAACGATGAAACTGCTTCAGTAAGCGGTTCGCCATACAAAAACAATTGAACGTGCCCTGCAAAATGTTTCTTATGGACAAACCATCTATATATTACCCGGTACCTACATATTAACTAATAGTATTCAATTACCAGATGGTATTTCTATACATGGATTGAGTTCGCAAACCACTATTATAGAAAGACATGTGGATACATCTGCGACAATCATTTATATGGGCGAAGATTGTCTTTTAGAAGGATTAACCTTACATTTAAATTGTAGCGGAAACAATGATAATGTAGTTTTAAGAGGTATTGTTTTTGATGGAACGTCATCACAAACGTCCAAAATAAGAACAACCTATATTTATGTAAATAATAAAACCATGACGTTAAGTTCGAATGTATTTGGAATTGAATTTTTAGGAATAACGGATTTAAATGGATTTTCAAGAAATAGTGTAAAAAATTCTATGATTCATATATATTCAAATGGAAATGGATTAAAACGCGGGATATTGGTATCAGGTACAAATCGTGTCTCCATAAGGGACTCTAATATTTATGTTTATGAACCCACTTCGAATGACTCACATGGTTCATATGTAGGAGTAGAAACCGACGATAGTTCTAACATAGGTACGATTGAAATAAGAAATTCTACTATAGGCGTAGTTTTACCTATTGATGCTTCATACAATGCTTCAGATATTTTACAAACCAAACCGGAGAATATACTAGATCCAACCTATTTGATTAACTCTGGTATTCAAATAGGTCCGGGTACAGACTTGTTAAGTAAATCTGCCGGTGGGAAAGGATTTTCTACTTATGTTTACCCCACCATTATTTATTATGGATTAAAAGGTAACACGAACTCCAATAAAAAAGGATATTTGTGGCCTGGAACTCAAAAATTTAGTGGCAATTTTCCAGATAACGACGGAATTAATAACGAAGATTTACCCGCATATTTTCGTGTTCAACAACCTTCCCTTATTTCTGGGTTGTCTTGTTCTACAAGTAATATAAATGATACAGGCTTTGTAGTAATGCTTAGTATTAAAGTAACTCCTTTCAATAGTTCGACCGTAGATACTTCTTTTTCAGTTACATTGACCGATTCTCAGTTAGATTCAACCTTTTATAATAGTTCATTTCGTTGTGATACTGGTGACCGAATACATCTATATTTGGATTTTAGTGGAAATACGAATACACAAGATATAACCGCCCAAATTGATTTATTTTAAGTTATCACATGAATTGACACTAAACCAATATAATCTTTACAAATATATTGTCTTTAAAAATATTTCCGTTGACAAGATAGGTCATATATATTCCAGATATCAATAAAATTAGTTCTATAAAAGTCTAACATTATAATATAAAGATATAAAATAGTATATAGTATGTATCGGTTTTTTGTAAATGAAAAGGTAAGGTGTTGCGAAACATTTGAACCAGTCGATTTATCCTTTGATTCATCTAAATTATTTCATTTAGATGAATTTTACCTTACAAATAATATATGTAGTATTCAATATTCACCTATTCGGAATCAAACCTATATTGCCGGTGTATTGGATATTACCAAAACATATGGACGCGAAAACAATAAATTATTATATTTATGTAGACCGGATGACAAGCGACTACCTTTTTTTTTGGTTACGTATGATAAACGACCATCGTTTGATAAATCATTACGATATTTATATGTAACCTTTCAATACAAACATTGGGACAAAGAACATCCACATGGTACATTAACACAAACGATTGGTAATGTAGAAGATGTCAATAATATATATGAATATATGCTTTATTGTAAGTCGTTAAATCATCCAATACAACCTTTTACAAAAAGTACTATTTCTCAAATGAAGAAACAACCACACAATGAATTGGATTCTTTACCTATTCGCAATGGTCATATTTTTACAATCGATTCACCCAAAAGCATCAATTATGACGATGCTATTTCGATTCATAATAATATCATTAGTATTTATATTTCAAATGTACCCATTATTTTAGACCATTATGATTTATGGGATTCGTTTTCCAATCGGATTTCAACCATTTATTTACCAGATAAAAAACGTTCTATGTTACCCAATGTATTGACTGAACGTGTTTGTAGTTTGAACGAAAAAACCAACCGCGTTTGTCTCGTCATGGACATCGAATATGTAGATCATCAAATTAAACGTTCCTCTTTGTCTATTTGCAATGCTAGAATTTCACGCAATTATTATTTTGAACAAGACAAATTACTTGAACACAAAGATTACAAGCATATGAAACATATTTGTCAAGTAAACAATTCATATGATCTAATTTCAAAATTAATGATAGATTACAACGAACAATGTGCTATTTTGTTAAAAAAACATCAAATCGGTATTTACAAACAAGTGTCTTATGTTTCACCTCATAGTATTGTAGACCGCATTAAAACATTTCAACTATCGTCGTCCAATTATCAGTTGTTTGACGAACATGTCCATTATGCTCAAACGACTTCGCCGATTCGACGATTGGTAGATTTATTGAATATGTATTTGATTTGCGATAAAGAAGGTTTATATAGTTTTTCTACCAAGGCGGAAGACTTTTATCATCGTTGGATTTCGCAATTGGATTCTATCAACCTAGCCACCAAACATATTCGCAAATTACAATCCAAATGTAAATTGATTTCTATCTTTGAAAAAGAACAACACAAAGTATTTCAAGGAATGGTCTTTGACAAAATACCAAAAAATGAACACGCCTATCATTACAATGTATTTTTACCGGAATTGGATATTTGTTCTTCTATGTCATGTAATGAGGATTTGACTGAATATAGCGAGCATTATTTCAAACTATTTATGTTTAAAGACGAAGCTTTGCTAAAAAAGAAATTAAAATTAGTATTACATAAATAATATGAATCCGTGTTTTTATAGCTCGTTTATTTTTTTTATTGAATTCAATGCTATTTACTGTCTATAAAAAACATTATTATTCAACTTGTTTTAAAATACTTTTTTTGACATCCATAGGATTTCATTGTAAACGTAATACAATGACATTTATAATAGATCAATTAGCGATTCTAAATTTTGTTATTTATGATTTATTTGTATCATAATGTACGTAATACATTTTGGAATGGATTTCTTGTGACATTAGGTATACTTTGTTTTATATTTTCTATAATATTATTTTATTATGGTTATGTATTTCGATGTTTTTGTTATGACCCTATACATTCGGACTTTTATCATAGTTTGATCCATTATATTACCTCTTTTGGACACACCTTGATTGTTTTGTTATAAATAAAGAGATTGGTTGTTCATAATAAACTTCATCATTTGTTGTTTACCTTGCTTGACTTTATCCAACAAATCATAATTTTCAACGTATTCGCAAATACTTGTAATTTCATTGCTAATGTGAATTAATTTCAAACAACATTTAACAAAATCACCAAGAAAAAACTTGCCTTTAAAATCACGAATAAATTGTAAGCAACTGGTTTCATCATTACAATTACTCATCCATGTATAGATAGAATCATACATGGCATATTGTAGTTCACTATGGCCCATAAATCCCATTTCTTGGTCTTCATAATAATGCATACGTTGTTTTATGAATTCTATATTAGAATCTTTCGGCATATCTACTGGTTCGGCTTTTAAGTCATAAAAACAACTAAACAACGAAAACAAGGAACACGAAGTATAGTCTTTGAAACCATTTGTTTTATCATATAAATCACAAAACAACAATAAATGAATTTCATTCATCATACACGCCATTTTACCTTTTTCAGTGAGTATATGATTTTTCATGAAACAATTGTCTTCTAGGATACGATATATAGTATCTAATTTTTGGTCAATGTATGTTTCGGCATAGTTCTTGTATCTTATTTCATCCCTTATTTTTTGTTCATTTTCTTTACGTTGATTATTGTATTCTATAATATCGTCGTATTCTTTCATTTTCTTTCTTAATTCTTTTTGTTTTTTGTGACTTACTAAATCAAAATGGGCAACTAATGCCTCGTATTCTTGACAACGAATCATTAACATATAATCCTCACAAGGTTGTTTTAAATCCTGAATCGTTTTATTGCTTCGTTCAATTGCACTTTGAATGTCCATATACATCAAACTTTTTTTTACATAGTTTACGCATTGGTCTTTGGTCATAGAACTATGTAAAACCAATCCATAATTTATTTTAAACTTTGATTTGATATTGGTTTCTTTGGTAGACATCAATTCTTTGTATTCGGATGGTTCCATAGATGAAAATAAATTGGTCAATAAAACCACATACCCAATTTTATCAATATTTCGTCGACCAGCTCGACCACACATTTGTTTAAATTCATTATTATATAACATTCGGTAGTGTTGACCATCGTGTTTATGTAGACTTGTAAAACATACTGTTTTAGTAGGCATATTCAGACCAATAGAAAATGTTTCTGTGGCAACCAATACTTTAATATATTTTTGTTCATACAAAATCTCCATCATTTCACGAAAAATAGGAATCATACCAGCATGATGAAGACCAATTCCCTTTTCTAATAGTTTGACATAATGTTCATATTCTGGTAAAATAATATATTCTTTCCAATTAGGCACTCTAGACACTAAAAGTTGCTTACAAACAGGCGCAATATTATAATCTTTTTCATTGTCTTCAAACAAAGGGAATGTAATGTCGTTGGATAACTCTTCCACTTGTTTTCGTGAAAATACAAACAACAAGGCTGGAAACATTTCTTTTTCGCGTAATACTTTACACAACTGATTCACCACATATTTACGATTTATATGACTATGTTTTACAATACTCATACATTTTTTATTTGTTTTCAAGGAAGTATCGTTCATTGGAGACAAATGATTATAATGTTTTAACAGAAGTTGCTGGTCTTCTTTTTTAGACAATTGTGAAATAGATTTCTCAGGAATTGTAAAATATTGATAATATTCCAGTGGAACTACCCTTTGATTTGTGCCACAAACCACGACATCTTTTTCTTTGATGTTTGTCAACCATTTAGAAATATAATCTACGTTGCCAATTGTAGCCGATAACATAACCATTTGTACGTGTTTCGGTAACAACATCATCGATTGTTCCCAAATGGTTCCACGGGATTCATCATTAATATAATGCACTTCATCAAAAATCACACAACCTAGGTCATTTTCAAAATCCATTTCAAAATCCAAATGCGACATGGTATCTTTTCGCAATAATTTGTTATATAAAATCTCGGTGGTCATAATCAACAACTCGCCACCTGGATTATGTTTGTTGTCTCCTGTCAAAATACCAATTTCTAATGTTGTATATTGTTTTACAAAATCAGAATATTTTTGATTACTTAATGCTTTAATAGGTGACGTATAAATCACCTTTTTACCCTTTTTGGTAAAATAGTCAATAGCATATTGAGCCGGTAAAGTTTTACCTGATCCAGTATGTGCCGTAATAAAAACATTTTTTCCGTCTTCAATACCTTGGATTGCTTCTTTTTGGAATGGACTCAATATCATAGTATACTAATATGTATCTTTTGTTTAATATATATTATAATATAATTTTAAATGAGAAGTATATTCACTGCATTGTCCCATTATACACCCTCGCACATTTAAAACGGCACAAAATATAGGTGTTATTTTCTAATTTTATTATATGAAACATAAGGGAATTGATTATAAAACTTCTGCCGTTCAGTATTATTTGAATAATAATGAAAGTATGGATAAAGTTTGTAAAATTTTTAATTGTAAAAAGACTACCCTAAAAGCGTGGGTTCATAATTACCAAAACAATAAAAATCTTACTCGTCGTAATAGAAAACCTATATCTTATAAAGTTAAAACGGAAAAAGTGAAGAGTGCGTTAGATATGATAGACAAAAACGAACAACTTACTATGGACGAATTATTATTTGAAATGAAAAATAAATATAAAGATTTTGATATTACAAGACAACATTTAGGTAGAGTTGTTCGTGCTAATAATAGAACCAGAAAAAGAACAAGACATCAACATTTTCCAAAAGAAAGATACAAGAAACCTACAAATGAAGAAAATGAAATGAATGATTTTTATAAAGAAGTTAGCAAATATCCAATTGATAAAATTATTTGTTTAGATGAAACTTCTATTGGTTCGCATTTGAAACCAGCATATAGTCGTTGTTATATTGGTAAGCGTTGTGTAATAAAAACAGATAATAATTTTGTGTTCCGTAGTTTCACATTATTAGTAGCAATCAATAATAAAAAATGTGTTGGAAAAATATTTTATGAAAAGGGTGGAACAACACAAGAACGAATGGTTGAATTTTTAGAAACTCAAATATTTCCAAAATACAAAGACCATCTTATAATATTAGATAATGCTAAAAGTCATAATAATCAAATGGTAAAAGATGTTATTACAAAAAGTGGTAATAAATATTTATTTTCTATTCCATATACGCCTATGACGAATTCTCCAATAGAAAATTACTTCAATCAAATAAAAACATACATAAAAAAGAAAAGAAATGTAAATAATTTTGAAGAGTTAGAAAAAAATGTGGATACATCAATAGAAAAGTAAAACCAGAAAATTATAAAAATTATTTTGATTATGCTTATGGAAAAAAATAAAAAAACAGAATATATAAGAAAACCATCTAGACGAAAGTATAAACTAAAACTATATAAAGATACATAAAATTGATTTGTTTTTTATTCAATATACTACAATACTCAAAAATGAACGGAATTGAATTATTCGAACGCATACAACAAGTTTCTACTTTGGATGAACTTTTACAATCTGTAAATGGAAAAACAAAAGCAGAAACACAATCTAAAAGAGGTAATGTATTTGAAAAAGTCTGTGATATTATTATTAAATTTGGATTTTATTCCATCTTACCAAATGATATTTACGACCACTATGAAGGAAATATTAATACTTGTAAATTAAAAAAAGTGGATAATTTAGAAACTTATTTGCGATGTCTATCAGTATTTAGCAAAGGAAAAGGAGGTTCAAGTGATATTACATTACAAAATAAAAATAATGGGAAATGGGTATTTATGTCTTCCAAATTTTATTTAGATGATAGTAAAAAATCTATTGATAGTTATGATGTTGAGAAAATTTTAGCAATTGTAGAACATCAATCACATAAATATAAAGAATGTGATATTTATCTTGTTGTGAATAATAAACAAAAAGTAATGAATATAATCACTTCAAGTCAAGCAACAAACAACTATATCAAAGAAAATATTCATCACATTTTAGATTTAGGCGATTTAGAAATATGTTTTCAAAATCTAAAACACTCTATACATGATATTACGATAGATGATGTAAATTCTAAATTCTGTAATGCCAAAGTTCCATTAGAATTGCGTTTTCATCAAGATTTAATTACATATAAACAAATGGAAAGAATTGATGAAGGAGAAAAAGATTTGTTGTTAGGAGCAAAAGCAAGGTCTGGAAAAACTTATTGTGTAGGGGGATTGTTTAATAAATATTATAAAAAATATGTATCATTAAATGGATTAATCATTACACCAGCACCAACCGAAACATTATCTCAATTCACAGATGATTTATTTCATAAGTTTAGAGATTTCAATGGAATAAATGTTGTTGAAATTAAAAAAGGAACTGATTTTAAAACTATGGTTCTCACACAAAATAATATTATTATTGTAAGCAAACAATTATTAGATGATTATGTTTTTGAAAAAAAAGTTCAACCAATTCAACAACTTAATTTGGATTTTATTGTATTTGATGAGAACCATTTTCACGGAACAACTCAAATGTCTAAAAATATTTTAGAATCATATTCGTCATCAAAAACTATAAAATTATATTTAACAGCGACATACGCAAAACCTTTAAGTGAATGGAATATTCCTTTGGAATGTCAGTCTTATTGGGATATTGAAGACGAACAATTGTGTAAAAACCGAAATATTCAAGGATTAGTAGAAAAGCACGGAGAAGATGTTTTGTTGTTATTAAACGAAGAAAATAAAGAACAATTATTATGTGTTTATGATAAAATGCCTAATTTACACATTATTACTAATATGATGGATATAAAAAGATTTGAAGTAATCAAGGAACAAATAAAAGACACATCATATGGATTTTCAATGTCATCACTATTTTCAACAACACCACTTAAAAAAGAACAAAAAAAGATTACAATCAAACAAGGAAACGAAAAAGGAAACGAAAAATTAAAAACATTTATAATTGGTGGTGGCGATAGCTTTAATTATACAGGAGAAGTTGATAAGTTTTTACAATATATTTCTGGAGATGGAACAATTGATATGAATGTTGCAGTTAGAGATACAAAGTGTATATTTGAAAGAATTAAAAAAATTTCTCAAATTGAAAATAGCAGAACACGATTAAATAATGGTGATTTTACAAGCCAATTATGGTTTTTACCATTTGGTGCAGATATGCTAATCGATAAAGTCAGTTGTTGTTTAAAGGAAAGAATGTTAAAAAATCGTGTTTTAAAAAATTATGAAATAAAAATAGTTAATTCCAAAAAAGACTATAAAGTAAAGGACTTAAAAGAAGAAATTAAAAATTGGGAATTTAAAGCAAAAGAAGAAGGAAAAGATGGATTGATTTTATTAGCAGGAAACCAATTGACTTTGGGCATTACGCTTCCATTTGTAGATGTTGTGTTTCTGTTTAATGATATTGTTTCAAGTGATAAAATTATTCAAATGATGTATCGTTGTATGACTGAAAGTATTAATAATAGTGATAATGATAAAATAAATAGTGGAATGAAGAAAATGGGATTTGTAGTGGATTTGAATATTTCCAGAGTTCTAAATACTTGTTTGGATTATAATGTGTATAAAAAAGATTTGAATGTAGAACAGAAAATATCCTATTTGGTAGAAAATAATTTAATAAATATTGATAGTGATTTATTTCAAGGAAAAGAGAACAAGACAAAATTAGTTGAAAAACTCTTACATATTTGGAAAGCAGACCCTATTAATAACTTAAAAATATTATTGAAGAAGATTGAAGAAAGCATTATTGACATGGATACAAAAGACCAAAAAATAATGAACCAGTCTTTTACCCGTTCTGTTGGAGATGGAAAATTAAATGTAAAAGTTCAATTTGATGAAGAAAGTGAAGAAGCATTACCAACTGGAAAAAAAACTATAAAACAAGTTGAAGGGGATAATGAAGTTGAAGAAAAAGATGATGAAATAAATACTGATGTAAATATTTCCCTTACCAAAGATGTATTACCATTCATTATTCCATTAATTTGTATTTTGACTATGAGTACGGAACATAAAGATATTTTAGAAATGTTGAATGTCATTAAGACCCGTCCAACATTATTAAGTGTCTTCCAAGACCAGTCGTTTATCTGGTGGAATAAACCCGATATTATAAAATTAATAGAAGCGATTGTAGGAAAATATATTAGAAAGAACTCTTGTATATATAATATATCAATCCAATTCAAAATGTCTTTACAAAGTTTAATAGATAGACCAAA